AGGTCCAATTGTACCAACAAGCACATCAAAGTCATCACAGCATCCGTTGATACCAGAATAGAAGAAGTTGTTTTCTCCAATATACCAATTAGGCAGATAGCTATGGAAGCTTATCCAGCTCTTAGTATTGAAGTTGAAAGAAACTGTCCAGCTCTTGTTACAGAAGTATTTTTCATCAGATACAGATATAGGTATTCTGATTATAAGGTCATTCACTTCTTTAACATCATAAAATGTCCTTGTATTCTCATCATACATGATGGAATTCACCTTAGGAACATAATCAAGCTTTGTAATAAGCACACGGTCATACTTGCTGTCATACACACCATGTAATCCAATCCCTGTGAAGTTGTTGTCTGTGTTCACCTTAGGGAAGTAACGCAAGATTTCAAATGCCAGATGGTCTGTAAAGAACCTGTTAAGACCAGATCCAAAACCAGACAAATCTACAGCCTCTGTTCCAGCTATTAGGAACACCTGACCCCTCTTAGCATCCACACTCACTTGTCCTTGTGGAATCTTCAATAACATCTTGTTTTGAGTTCCTACATATCCCAAATCAGTTTCTGCGAAGTCAATTGGGGGTGCTCCTCTAAACAACCTTGGATTGCCTACATAGGCAGCCTGAGGGTTACTTGTATCTATTGTAAGGAGGTTGTTATACATGAGTGTCTTGTTCTCAAAACGAGCAAGAACAGCTCTGTTCTGAATTCCATCTAGAGACACAAGATCTCCAAAGTTCTGAGGGAAATCATAATAGGAGATGGCTCTGTAAATCAACCAGCTATTCACTCTGTTGTCAGCATCTATGTTCTGGCTATCAGAATAGATGGCTCTGAATGGATAGTAGGTGTAACAAGGTTTGTCCCAGTCGATAGGCAAATGGGTGAATGTATTCTCCCTGTTTTGCTTAGAATAGCTCACATTGTAATAGTAGGTGTTATCCTGAGCAATAGGTACAAAGCTTTGCTGCACCCAGTCATCAGGAATACCTGTGCTCACGTGAGGCCAGAAATCACCCTCTCTATTATTGAACGCCTGACGCAGGTCAATATTGTAAGAGCTTTCACAATAGAAGTTGGGAATACCATATGCAAACAGATAGAAATATCCATCATAGTATGTCCTGTTTGGATTGGTTGAAATAATGGTGCCTTGTAAAATAGTGGTGGTTGTGGTAGTGGTGATTGAAGGCGTAACAATAACACCCTGATCGTTAGGGCAATCAAAGTTGTGAGCCTTATAAGATATGATGTTGGTTAATGTTCCTCCACTACTTACATAATCCTTCAGAATAGATCTGGCTGAGTGCCAGTATTTTGGATAGGCTATATTACCAATCTCATCATAGAATATATCACTGTCATCAGGAGCGTTCACCCTATTATCTATAAAGAAAGGAAGCTTGCTCTTGAATGCAAATCTACTGATGAATGTATCACCACCAAACACTGTACGTGGTTGGTCAACACTATTTATAATTGCCTGATAACCAGTGTCTACAGTGTCATATGAATAGATCTGTCCATATTGATTTGGGAAGATGTTCTTCATAGAAGCATAATAAGACACAACAGATATGTCTTCTTCCTTACCAGGAACATCACAGTTACCAATCTCTGATATGGTGAATCTAGACTTGTCTGTAACCAAAGGACTTCCTGAAGACACCATGTTAGGACTTTGGTCTGGGAAAGGAAGCGCTGGTCTGTCTAGATCAGTTCTCAAATATACAGATGATTCCCTCTGGAAGTTGTTGATGTTGTATACATCACCAACATTCTGCACACCAGGAATCAAATATCTAGCAATGTCTAAGTTTCTCTGCTTTATACCAAGGTTGTCAGGAACTCCAACACCATAGTTGTAATCAGCTACAGAGTTGAAAGAATAAGCATAGTTTTTTCTGGTGATACCGTTTACATAGATTGTCAAATATGCCTGATATGTGGTGAACATAGCAGTGGCACTAAACGGTGTGGTGAGAGCACCTAGTTTATTAGAACTGTTAAGAGCATCCACCTGAGCTTGTTCTGTCAAGAGCTTGTATTTAGCATTGCTCTTCACCTCAACAAAATGGGCCTTGCCACCACCAAACATTACACTCTCAAGCTTCAGAATACCACCTAAGAATGGCTGTCCAAAGGAAGTTTCAGGAGAGTTGAATATCTGTCTGTACTTCTCTGTTACAGCGTGCTGTGGAGTTTCTATTTTACAATTAGGACCAGTGACACGTGTAGGACCAGTGAAACATATATTATCAGGTGTTCCTTCTATCACCTTTGGGATTGTTCCAGGAACTGCATTGAATGTAAATGTTTCTACATTTGGCCATCCTGTTATCCATTCTGTAGAAGGTCCGTTGTATATATCAACCCATTCTATCCTATTACCTGTCTTTAAAAATGTAGGAGGACATATTGTTGCCACCCAAACATCATATGTAGAAAGTCCTGTTCTTCCTGTTGCAGGGGATAACACCAAAGGCTTGCTTGTAGAACATAAATGGTATGTTCCTGTAGAATAATATTTCTGTGTACCCTGTTTATTACTGTTGCAATCTGTGTATAACACCTCTGCACAGTTGGCACCACCATCAGAGCATGGACCAAGAGACGATATCTCTATTGTGTAATCATCACAAATCTGTGTCCAGGCATTGTTGTTCTCATTAAGGAATGGATCTACATTAAGATCGTTGTATGGATAGTTGGGATAGAAGTAGGTTTGCTTCTCTCTTTCATACGTATTCACATTCCTAAGGATGCCCTTTGCTACAATAGATTTGTTTGTGCCACGGTCTGCACGTATAATCTTGAATCCAACAATATCACTTTTCTGGTCATCTGTCAAACTAGATGACTGAATGAGAGCCTCCACTTGCTGTATATCCAGATGTACACCAATAGGGAATACAGCATCATTTCCCTGCACCATTGCTGTAGGTCCTAAGAAAATCTTAGACTCATATGCAGCACTGATGTTTATATCTGGGAACTTGTGATGTCTAATTGGTTGACCAGCCAAATCACCCCAAACATCTGCATTACAAGGATAGGTGTCTGTAGATTCCCAATATGCAAACTGACCATATTGGTATGGTCCTTTGTAGTCATCAGCAGGGGAATATTCAGGAGCAAATCCTGTAACAGATGCTGTGTTGTATATCTTCCAATATGGACTGGTTCCTGTAAAAGGATCAGGTTCTCCAATGAAGTCATCATTTGCTGGAGAAACTGGTGTTAAGTCAAAGCTTGTTGCTATCCTACCAGGAATATGGAATCCATCTGTTTGCTTGCCATTCTTAAGCAAGAATACTATTTCAAATGCATACACTTCGTCCCTCAGATAACCTCTAAGGTTGGTGGCATTCAATTCATCTGCGTAATTCTCATTAGCAGGAATTCTCCAGCTTTCCCACTGAAGATTGATTTGATTTGCAATGCTTTGATAGTTGATACGATCAATGGATGTAAGATTGTCCCATATAAGAATATCTTGAGCTGTTGTCAGGTCTTGTGCAATATCATAATAAGGGAATTTCTCAAATATATCATTGATGGTAAGACGGATTTGTGTAACGTTCTGACCAGTGTATGTGATTTGCTTTTGTACATTATCAATGTAATATGTACCCACTAGCTCCACAGAAGTGATATCATTCACTGTTCTGATCACCGCCAAGTTGAAATATTGGTAGAGCCCACTGTCCTCAAGATTGCTGATATTAAGGATGATGGATTTACCAACAGGATAGTTGAAGTTCACTGATGTAATAAACTCATCAGCAATAGGTGTTGGGTTGGTAACAGAATAATAGGATGTGTAAGGATTGCCCTGAGGATCAGAGTATTGTATAGCAAACTGGTATGTGCCAGCAGTGAGATTTCCTGTGCTAGTGACATCTGTTACATCCAGTTGAGGAATCTTGAAATTAGGCTGGAGTTTGAGTTGATTACAGTCTAGATCGTCTGTATACTCAGGATGGCAGAAAGGAGTGCCAGACTTCAACACCTTAGGAATGTTGTCAATGTCTAGGTATCTTCTGGGATTGTAACCATCTGTCCAATATATCTCAGTGGTGCAGTTGGTAATCTTGTGCGCCACCTTTTGTATGGGATAGCTAGTGTTAAAGTTGAGACATGGAGCATTTACAAGTACACGATAGACGCAATCATTGTTTTCCATATATCCAATCTGACTAGCTCCAGTGTCTGGATTGGTGATGAAGAATACATGTTTGTTTCTTTCTTGGATGAAATGATTACCTATAAGTACAAAGCCAGAAGGGAATGTAACACACAGTTCATTCCCTGGCTCATTCTGATAGTTTACAGAATTAGAGTCAAAGTTTTCAACAGCAGCGTTTAATGCATACGTAAGTTTCCCCTTCTGTATTTGATTAGGGGTTTGGTCCATGTTAAGACCAGTGGTAGCATTATTATATTCCTGCCTAATATTACCTTGTTCCTGTTCAGCCATTAGTGTTAGTTATTGCGTCTCCAACCATATCTATTGGTACGGTTAGGTAGTTCATACATGTTAAACCTATTAAGATCGTTGATTATTCTGCGTTGCTTGGTCCAAGGATCTTGTTTCTTAATCTCAATATCAGCCATAATGAACGCCTCATCAGCCTGCTGTTTGTAGAAAGCTAGCTTTTGTTGAAGCTGATTAAATGTCTCATCATTGGTCTGATTGGTGAGCGTTTCAATCACTTTATACTTAATGAAGGCTTCCACAAACTCCCTGATACGATAGTTGTCAGGAATCAATTGGTTACCCACTTGGTCATATTCTGTTGCATAGAAAAGCAGATGCACTACACCATTGCGGAAGTTAGTAACAAACTTATTGTCTCTAATATCAAATGAATCATACCAGGAGGAACCAGGTGTAAACTCGTTGATAGGAGGTGCCTCTTGATAGAATTCCCAGTTGTTGGTATAATCTACACCACAGTTACCCTGTGCAGATATATTACCAGGCTTGAGAAGATATTCCTTTCTATAGAGTACAGGTGCTTGATTATTTGTCTTATATACAGCTTGCACCAAATCAGGCATACACTTAGGACAAAACTGTTGACCACAATTACCCTCTTCACAAGGATTACCATACACAATCACAGGGCTCACTTGAATAGTTGTAGAGCTAGCTGCTTGTGAATAGAACGAGTTGGCCTGCTGATATGGAAAACCATTTACAGCTGTACAAAGCCAAGCTTCACGAACAGCGTAGAAATTATCTGGGAGTCTTGCTTCATAGTCACAGATGTGAAGAATCTCTTGAGAAATCACATAAGTGGTTCTTCCCAGCTTTCTGAGACATTTGTCTAGATAGGTGGGAAACATCAAATCATCTACAGCTCCTGTATCAAAATAGCTTTTAAACTCTTCCTTGACGATAGAGTAGATAGGCTCAGGAGTGACGAAATTATATTTGTAATAGTATGCCATCTATAATGCTTTTTTCCATTCTTGATATAAATGTTGGTATTTGTCATCAGCTCTCAGATAGTGGGAGAGAAGCCTAGACGTGTTCCTGGAAGGTTTGAAATACCACAGCGGTGAGTGTTTAAACCTAGCTGTTAATTTAAACCACATCCATCCAAAGAAATAACCCTCTGTGTGAAAGTTGAAATTGTATATACGCTTACCTTTTTCTTTTGTCTTCTTCCAATCAATAGGAAGATTGACAAACTCTTTACCATCTATTCCTTTTATCTTCCTGCGCTTCTTCTTGCTTATTGAGAACTCACCAAACCCAAAGGGCAGCTTTGCTCGTTCTCCTGTCTCAAGAATATATTCTCTAAAGGCATCATTAAAAGAATAGATGATGTTTCTCCACTGATCAAATGTAAGCTTGATGGACGGATGTTTCTTACAGAAACTGTTGTAGTTATCTTTGCTAGCGCTTCGCCAGTCTATCTTTACTCTCATATCATCTCAAGTTTGGAGCGTTAGGTGCTTGACCATCAACGCCATCACTTGTGATGTCTGTCTTAAGTTTGAAATACGTAGTGAGAAGCTTCTGAGAAGTGAGCTCTAACACCTGCTTTTCTAGGTAGCCAGGCACTGGAGATTCTTTATCTAAAGGATTTACACACAGTTGCTCTGGTGTATAGCTAGGAGTTCCACATCCACATTCTGGATACATTATCTCATTTGGAACATCTTCCTCGAAAAGAGCAACTAGTCTGATTGCTTTTAGCAATGGGTTGTTTACATACAGATACCCATTTGAAATCCAATAGTATTCTTCCTTCTTAATAATTGGAAGCTTGAGCAAATTCACGTATCGGTTGATGGTTATTTCCTTAAGTTTCTTTCCCTGTCCACTCATGGCGTTAATTGAATAAACACCCTGAATTACATACTGATAGTTACCCTCTGTAATCCTAGGAAGCTTAAACTTCGTTCTAGAGACCGTGCAAGGATCAGCATAATCACAGCATTCAGAAATAGGAACTTCCACCATCTCTAGACAAGGAATGGTGGTAAAAACTGTATCGGTTGCCCATAACTTCCTCAGATTAGTCTCACGCTTTATCAAGAGGAAGGCATTGTTCTTAATCTCAGACATAATAGCTCTATCTGTGATCAAGTTGTCTGTGGAGAGCAACTTGTGCATAGAGCGCGCATCTGAAACTAACTTCCTAAAAGTTGACATTATAAATACTGTTTGAATATATTTGTTATTCCATTATCATAGTCTATCAAGAATCCTGTCACTTCACCTTTGGTTATTGTGTACCCATTTTTATCATCCCATCCACTCTTAGCTGTGGAGAAGGCTGGAAGCTGATAGAACTTAATACCATTGAAATCTAAACTCATTTCATGGTGTTTATCACCTGTAAATATGTAGAAATTATCGTGGTCTGACCATGCAAATTTGAACTCCATTGGGAACAGATGCGCAAGTTTTGCAGGCTTAAGAGCATCTCCGTGGTTGAACATCATTGCAGAACTTCCATAACTTACGTACTTCCTATACCTTGGAGATATGTCAAAATGCACACGATATTCTTTTCTGTAATAGGTTTTCAACCAACTGGCTAAATGCCATCCTACATACTCATCATGATTGCCAGCTACAAATATCACCTCCACTTCTTCACCCTTCTGAAGGAGAAGGTTTATCACACTCACTTCATGATCACAGATAGCTTGGAAAGCATCGTGATAGGACAAGATGTTTTGTTGGGGTGTACCCTTTGTAGTGGTGTTGGTAAACTCACTATTGAACTCATCAGAACCAATGATGTATTTGATATCTGTGAGATTGTTGGCTAGAGAGGCTTGGTCTAGGATGATCTCCACCCTCTGTATGAAATCACCAAAACGCTCGTCTATATCGTTATCCCCTGCTATATCTAGTTTGTTTAAATGGGCATCCTGTTTGTTGATAATAAGGCAAGCATCTTGTCTGCCTGCATCATACTTAGGAGCCACTATCTCAGGCGAAACAGGTGTATATGTCTCAAGAAATGTGATGAAATTATCTTGAAAAACTTGTTCTCCTTTCTTCTTGCCCAGCCATGCTTTCACTTGGTAGTGAGGCTGCTCAGCATTTCCCCAGTAGTTTTGTACGTATTTAGTTATTTCCCATTTCTCTGTATCAATCTTGCACTTCTCAATGAGCTCATCTAAACTTTTGATTTCCTCTTTAGAGTTGAAGACCACTTCTCCAGTTCCCCTTTGAACGTCTTCATAAAATCTTACTATCTGATCTTCTAGCTCCCCAATGTAGTTCCCTATCTCTGCGTCATCCTGTGCCATCTGCGAACTTCGCAGCTCCTTTATCAAATCATCCACTTCGCTTTCTGTAATGTTGAGTTTGTCTGCATAGAACTTTTTGCTCTTTTTCCAGTGAAGCATATGCTCCATCTGTTGCAGAAGAGATTGATTTTCAGGCATTTACGTTTTAGTTTGATTAAAATTGGCCTAAAGGTACGAAAGTTTTTTCATATTTTCCAAATTATTTTAACCAACTTCATTATTGTTACTAACTAAGTTAGTTAGAAAACAAAAACTCCCCAGGGCCATAGCCCCAGGGAGGATCCCTGAAAACCAACAAACAGGGATTTTTAACTTTATGAAGGTGTGCAACAATCGTCTATTTGACTCTGAAGGTTTACGATTTGTTGTTTCAGTATACAAATTTGTTCGTCTATTTTTTGAAGAGACACAGTCACTGTATCACATGTATGAATCTGTGTACATGGAAGGTTTGGACCACTGTATGACACACTATTCGTTGGAATAGGCTGTGCTGTACAAGGTTCACACGCAGCATAAACAGGAGTGACTACAGGTGTGCAGCATGGGTTTTGTGGAAGAAATATCATTTTATGTAAAGAGTTTAGCTATTAAGGAATATACATGATGTAGTAACATCCAAGACCAGGTTGATAGTTGTTATGACCTAGTCCTCCTCCTGTAGAGCCAATAGTAACACTTACGGAGATTCCTGTACTTGCTGAGTTAGTAGTTGCAGAAGAACTCTTTGTACCAGCTTGATCCATATAATCAGCAACAGCACCCGCTTCATCTGGATCAGATTTACCAGGAGCGTAAGCAAGTGTATGTGTGTGTCCAGGATCAGTTACAGATGATGTAGCTGAGTGTGAGTGTGCAGGTATTTGGTTGGTAGCAAGAGTCACTGTATTAGAACCAGCTGTTCCCAGAAGAGTGTAGTTAGGGTTGCTTGGCACAGCAGGATCCACTGCAGGGCTCATAGCTCCACCTCCCATACCTGTTGTCACTCCCACTGGAACACGTCCTCTTTTATCAGGCGTTCCATTTTGACCATTACAGAGGTAGATTTTCTCCCAGTCACCAATACCAGCACCTGTACCATCAAACTTACCTGTAAGAGAGCCATAGTATTCTACAGCTACATAAGGTATCATTTTGTTATAATACTTGGTGCTTGTACCAATACTGTTTAGGTAAGCCTGAATTAATGCGTTGAGATCAGCAAGCTTGACATAGTTTGTATCTACATCAAGAGCTAGCGCTGCAAGGTCCACTTCTATATCACAAATCTTATTGATGGCTGCCTGAAGGATGGCATGTGTTCCAGAAGAACCAGTTACACCATCAAGACAACCCACTGTATATGCTCCCTCTAGAGCAGCAAAGTCAGCCTCAAGAGCAGTGAGTCTTGTGTCAAGCTCACATATGGCCTTTATTAATGCATTGATAACATTTATGAGTGTGAGGTCTTCACATTCTACAAGATTCTTGTTTACAATCTCACAGATAATTTGAGGGTCAATTGGTAAAACTATACCACTTCCATCAAGTGTAGATACAAGAAAAGTAATCAATGCTTGTTCAACATACGAAAGAGAATCTCCTGTTTGAATTCCCAAAACGGGAACATCCACTCCTGTATATCTCACACATTGATCAGAAATTGTTTCTGCACAACCGTTATAGCAATTTGAACAAATGTTGGACATTTATTTATATTTTAAAAGTTTAACTCTGCTCGCAATCATATTCACTGTATAACAAGCAGCATAATCGGGATTACAATACTTGTAGACAAGTATTCTTCTGTAGTTTATGAGTGCCAGCATTACCCCTCCAGGTACAGGCTGGTTCAACATAAACACAACATTATTGTACAAATTGTTTCCAAGGGCTGCCAGTTTACAATCTATCTCAGCGATAAGATTGGGAATACTAGCGCACTCTGGACAATTTGTAAGCCTGGGTGATAACATTTCCTATAATTTTTCTTCCTTGTTTTACAGCAGAATTGCATGCAGCACAAAGACCGTTAATCAATTGACATCCACATCCAACCTTAGCTCCACATTTTTTACAAGCAGCCATATTAATAAAAGTTTATAATGTAGTTGTTTCCAGAACATCCACAATTGTTCTTCAAGAAGTTGTTCAGCATCATATCTGCCTGATTGTACATTTTTGTTGCTTCAACATCAGCACAGTTGTTGGCAGCAGCTAAAGCTCCCTGTATAAAGAAATTTATAGTGTTCAAATCTACAAACGCTTGTGTTTTTATAGCTCTATCACATTCCATCATATCAAGCTTCATAAATGCTCCATCAAACTTCTCTTGTAGCTGTTCAATACGCATGATTGACTTCTCTACATAGTTTAAGTATGCAGGAGCCACAGAATATTTTAAACGATACACACCATCAGGAAGTGGCTGATCCACACCTGGAGGAGTGATTCCTAAGTTTGATGTTGTAAATATGTTGAAGTCATTAACACTAAAAGGTTTGAAGAATGTGCCAAATCCAGGAACTGTGATTTCAATTGTAGCACCAGAAACAACAGGTGGATTAGTTGGATAGGTAGAGGCATCAGCAACCCCAAGTGTGGTTACATTATATGTAGGGATTACCAGTATGTCTAGTTTTAAATCTGCCATGTTGTCTTAAATAATTAAGCCAGAGGATTGAGTTTTAAATCCTCTCACCTCTGGCTTAGGTTAATATAATCTAGGTTATTCTCCTACTATTACGGAATCAAAGTTGTAGTAGTAGAAGTAGAAGGCCATACAGTGGTTGTTGTAGAAGTGGTAGTTACACAAACTCCATTCTCATCAGCCACAGCACCAAGACCAGCTACAAGAACAGCCTCAATTGCAGCTTCAGCAGCGCTATCTTTTTCAACAGCAATGATTACAGTGCTATCTTCTTTGATATAATCGCCCCAGCTGTAAACAGACTTGTCATACTCATTGAACTTGATGTAATAGGTGGTGTAGGTTGTACCATCGCTCACCCAAGATTCAAAGTTCTCGTTGTAGCCATTCATTCTGTAAAGATGCTTCAAGTAACCAGCTTGATAGCTGTAGAAGTTCTTTTCTAATTGTGCAATCTCAGCAGAAGTACCAGTGGCGTAAGAAGAACGCTGTACAACTACAGGATCAGCAACAACGTTACAAGGATCGTACACAATGAAGTCAGCAGTTGTTGCTGGACCACTGTACACGAATGTACGGAACCACATTCTGTCATACTCGAAAGGAAATGCTGCAACGTCACAAGGCTGACCATATTTAGTCAATGGTTTACCAGTGATACGCAAGAATGCGTTTGCATCATTACCAATTCTTTGGAACTGATAGAAATCAGACAAAGTGATGTTGTCAGGGTTGTTACCTGGAGCTTGCAAATTCAAATGATAGATTACATCATCAATGAATGCAGGAACATCAACAGCAGCACAAGGGTTACCGTCACACTCACAACAAGGAGCATTTACAGTGACTGAACGAGTGAAACCGTTAAAATACAAAGTGTCTAAATAGCTAGAGTGAGCACGAAGTGTAAGGGTTACCACCTCACCACATTGTACATTCCAGTTTACTACATCAGTGATTTGAGTCAATGGTGTAGGACAACCGTTCACTTTATACCATTCAGTTACGTTGCTTTTGCAACCAGATCCTGAAGGACAACCTTTAATCTTATCAGAACGCTTAGAGCCTTGCAGATAAGTGTTGGTACGGCCCTGCGCAATATAGAAATAAGGAGAAGCAGCAATGTTACCAGCTGTGGCAACAGAGTAGTCAGCACGGTAGATACCCACCTGACCTGCTGTTAGGTCTTGCGTAGATCCAGAGCTAGGGAGCGCAGTTTGCCCTACTGGTACTACGAAGAGCGTAGTTAATGAAAAATCAGCCATTTTGCTTTATTTTTAGTGATTAAAAAACTTATTCGTTTGTCTGTATCCTGAACTGTGCACTTTGAACAGCGGGTGCGTTCTCTGTATACATAGCTAGGTTTTGTACTGTTAAGTCTACCAATTCATCCTCTAGATAGAGTTCAAGTTCGCAGTCTTGGTTGTAAGATGGTTCTCCGTCAAGCATTATATATCCTTCTTTATTGATATAAACTGGATATCTCATGTAAGACATGTAGATTTTGCTTGGGGTGAATGTCCCATCGGTGAAGATGCTTATTTCATCTGTCGAAAGGAAGTTGAAAGTCTCTTGGTATTCAAAGCTTGGTCTGTAATGGTCGTTGTTCAGAATGAACTGAAGGTCACCATGTTTAGCCAAATCTCTGTTTATCCAGATCTTTCTGTCCTTACACACTCCTTTGTCAGCCAGTACATAACTATCAATATAGAACATGTACTTGGGAACTAGGAGATGCAGATTAGCAAACCATTGATTTAGTTCCTTGTTCTTGAGTTTGAGCTCAAGAGGTTGGTGGTTGTAAGTGATCACCAAACTTTGGAGGTCCTCGTAACGCTTCTTAAAAGCGTCAAGTCCCATTCCACTTATCACACTAAAACCATCAACCTTTTGTTTTATCAGCTTTATCTGAGCCTCATTGAGGGCTAGTATCTTGTCTTCTAAGTTTATCTGCTGGTGTACATTAGTTGATAGTTTATTTAGTTTCTGATCTATCTTGTATAATAAACTATCTACTGGTATCATACTGCAGCTAATTTCTTAGTTTTCAACTTTCCTTCGAGAGTCAAGAGCAAGTCTTGATTGTCATCATCAGAGAGTTGTTTAATCAAATCATCTTCGTCCTTAGCTATTTCAAATTCACCTTCATAGATTTTACCATTTGGCTTAGATCTGTATATTGAATGTGTGATGGCTTGTTTCACTAAGTCTTTGATATGGAGTAAGTTGTCTTTCATATCTGCAAAGCGTGTGAACACTTCAACAGGATTCAACCCCTGATACTTACCGTTTTTAAACTCGGTTTGTTTGAGGACATTGTCTACAAGGTTGTAAACTGCTTCCTCTTTAGTATCATCAGTTACAGGTAGGCCCAACAAACGTGCCACTTTTCTTTTTCTCTCAGGAGTCATTCCATCAAACTTGACAATAGCTTTGTTGATGAGTTGCTTCTTCTTGAACAGAACAGCATTTTCAATTTCATCATCAGCTACGTAAAACTGTGTGTCAGCTGGATATTCACCACGCTCCCAAGCTTGATATGAGCTTGCGATGGTTGGATGAACACGTAACCAAGAAAAAGCTAGTTCCTGTAGAGGAATTGCAAGATCGAAGAAGTTGTCACCATCCAGAAGTTTAACAGGCTGAACATGCATTCCATCTTGTGTAGATGTAGACAATCCATAGTTCCAAAAACTAGAACGAGGACCTAAGTCAACATCACCAAGAGCAGCTTGCAATTTAGCTTTCAGTTTTGTAACACGCTCAATCTCCAAGTCTCTTTCTAGAGGATCAGAAATTCTGCGGATGTAAGCAGCTTCAGTATCAAGTCCTGTTCTGTATTTACCATCCAATTCCTTATAGGGATATTTAAACACCCCTGTTCCAGGAATACGCGTTAAACCTTTTAAAGCAAGTCCACCTTGCATTGTCTGAAGTTGTGAGTTATTATACTCCTTCTTAATTGTTGAGATTTTACCTAACTTACCCATATGTAGTTTATTTATTTGGTTTTATTCGCAGAGTGATTCCCATCGAAGGGATAGCGATTGGGAGACACCCCAGTCCAACCACTCTGTAGTTTGAGAAGAGCTCCCCCACAGGGAGTGTGGGGGGCATTCTCTTCTCGATTTTATGAAGACTAGGATGCTGATCTTACGGGTAGCATCACTAGTACGGTCATTAGAATTGTGGAATCTCTTCGATCAAAACTGTACGAGACAAGTCTTCGATAAAGACATCACAACGGTCTTTCATCCAGATTTCATATCCTGGGAATTTGTTTGCAGAGCTCATACCCTGAGATTTGGCAAATCCCAAATGGTGACGAGTTCCATCAATATATCCCCAAGTCATAGAAGGTGCACCCTTCATACGAACTTCACGGATGTTGTTAACCATAGAACCATCAGACATTGGAGACACGTCAAATACCATGAATACAGGAGTGCTCTTCTTGTTCTGACCAAATTCTAAGTTAGTTTGAGGCAAATCCAATTCTTTCAAATGGATGAGCTCAACACGACCAGTTTCACGTGTAACCATTGCATCGAATGCAAAGTTGTAAGTGATGTGCTGGCCTTCGCCTTGCAAATAACGGTTACCGCTATCAGCCATGAATGTCAAACCGCTGTTCAAAGCGTCATTCTTCAAAGCTTGTTGGAACACGTCAAATCCAGCTTCGTTGGTGTACATTTTCACTCTACGATCTTTAACATCCACCCTTCTGTAGAACAAGTCTCCAAAAACAGAACGGATCAAGTTCGCAGTGAATTCACCACGGTTGTATTGTACCAAGTTACCGTTGTTACGCATTCTGTGGTAAACACCAGCAGATGTACGCTTCAATTCTTGCTTGCTACCATTTGTTTTAACAGTGCCTGGGCGAGACCAAATCATACGCTTAACTTTCAACTCAAGCATAGACTTTCTCATCCAGAACTCGATGAATGGCTCCCATTTAACATCGTTACGAGTTAAAGGAAGTTGGTTACGTCTTTGAGGAGCGTAAACCAAGATATCCAAAGGATTACCTTTGCTATCTCTCATCATTTTGTCATCAGCCCACTCAGTGATTTTGTGCTCAAAACCATATGCAGAACCCAAAGATTCAAACATTGTGATTTGCTCACCCAAACGAGGAAGACCTAACAAGTCTTGGTCAAATTCACCAATCGCAGCGTCAACTAGTTCAAGTTCAATGCCCACTTGCAAGAACACAGGACTAACGAAGTCTACAGTTGGATTGTCTGTAACCAAAGTGAAGCTATAAAGGAAGCCCATGTTCCAAGGAACTGGATCCTTAATAACGTAAAAGCGAGGACCATATTGGCGAGAACCAACAGAAACGATAGCGTTCTTAGAGAACTCGTTTGTGTCAATTACCAATTGGAACTCTTGACCATCAATACCAGGCTTGCTCAACTCAAGAGTGGAAGCAGGGATGTCGATGATTTTAGGGAATTTGTACGGAACAGCTACTTGCCATTTCCAAGCATCGCTATTATTATCAATGTAATAAGGCGTGCTTTTGTTGATCATGTCTAGGAAGTCGTTGCTGTAAAGAGAGCTCTGTGTATAGAGGCTGATGATTTTCTTGTCGTAATCAGCAGGCTCAGTTGAGTGGAAGCTCTCCAGGTGGTTAGCGTCAGTTAGCTTACCAACAGCACGCTTGTCCATAGATGCGACACGAGCATACGTGAAGCCAGTTAGACCTGGGATTGTTTGAATTGCCATTTTGTTATCCTTTTATTTATGAAAATTTATAAGAACCATGAATTTTGTTTAGAAGGCTGTGCACCACCCACTGCTGACTTAGTTTTTGTAACCTGTCTAGCCACTTCCCCAAACAGCTCGTTTGATTTCTTTGAAACGCCTGTTCTTTGGATGGTAGATAATGTAGGGTCTTTTTCTAAGATTTTAAGCAGGAGAGCAACTTTCACCTTTGTTGCATGGTTCTCAGGTCTCTTCAATTCCAAGATGGTCTTGTCGAAATCAGTGAGGGTCTCACCGTTTGCTGTCTTATACTTATCTACCAGCAGGAAGTCTTGTAGTTCGTTTGCCAACTTGGGATTGATGGGTATACCATCAAACTCCTTAGATTTCAGCTTGTCGTTAAGAACTTGCTGAACATTCTGGATGTATTGGTTTTTGATTGCTTGCTTTTGTTGGAGTTCTTGTTCAGCTCTTTGCTCCATTTGTTGGAGTTTTGCAGCTTCCTTTTTAACCAACACTTTATGGTGCTTTGTAGCAACGCTTTCCAAATCACCGTAGTTTTTGAGTCTTTCAACCTCTGTGTTAATGTCTTCAGTTTCAAAACCCTGATCAGCTAGTGCTTGTTTTATCACTGCCACTTGATTATTCTCTTGTGACAAATCCATTTCAGCAAAGCTGGTCACGTTATTATATGTACCAAAGTAGTCCTTTGGATTAACGCCTTTTACGAATATAGCATCAAACGCTTGTTGATAATCTTCCCCAAACTGACCAATGAAGCTCTGCACCATTTCAACAGCTCCTTTCTTCTTCTCATTTTGGAAGCGCTCAAGGAAAGCTTCAGGTGTAGAGATGTCAGCATCTTCTTCATCTTCATCCTTTGAAAAGACACCAAGTTTGAATAGGTCACGAGAAAGTGCGGTGAATTGACTCACTTGTTCTGTCTCCTCATCTTGTGATTCCTCTTCAGCAGCAGGAGCAGCTTCAGCAGGTTTTGCTTCGCCAGCTTTCTTCTTAACTGGTTGAGGATCAACAGGTTGTGTTTCTTCCTCTTCTTCATCAGTGTTGTCACCAAGGAAGTTTGAAATCAAGTCCTGAGCAGAAGGTTCTTTACCATCTTGTTGAGGAACGATTTCTTTTCCTTTAGGCACCTCAGGTTTTGGAGCAGGAGCAGGATCTTCTACGTTCTTTACAATCTCTTGAATCTGATCAGGATTGCTTGTAGAAGTTTCAGGAGAGAGCAAGTCATTAAGAAGCTCTGCACCTCCAGGTCCCATTTCCATAGTATTTTCAATACTAAAGTTGCCAAATGACGGGGTATCAAGGTTCTCAGCCATATGTAGTTTATTTTAAGTTTGGTTTATACGTTTGTAAAAGTAATCAGAGTATATTGAATAGCAAAGAGTTATGCATTTGTGTGAATGTTTTTCCCGTATAATATAGCATTAATATAATTCACTCTAATCAAGTTTGTTTGTAATCGTGTCATTTATGAGTCTAAAGCTTCTGATAGGGGCTATATCTGTAAGCGTAACCTGTTGAATGTCAACTCCCCATTTCTTAGCTTCAACCCTCACCTTCTTAGTAAGTGTATTGTCTATTTCTGGATCTATACACTGTTCTAGAGGTAGGGATATGACGATGTTCTTGATGATAGACTGGGTCATATCAGCCAAGGCATCCTGAGCATCAAATACTTCCAGGAGGAACACTTTGACATCAGATATCTTATATTTGACAACACCTTTAACAACTATGTTTTGTTTATCCTTTGTATATAGCGACTGGGCAGAAAGGCTCAACGTTGTTACAACAGCATGCTGCTGTATCACTTCATCTATAACAGGGAGTTTCACGTGGAACCCTGGTTTCAATACCTTCTTGAACTTACCAGCCCTTAGCAAAACAGCTTCCTCATAGTCTGGTATGATCACTGCTGGCATCAAAAAATTCCACCAATGAGTTATTAGGTCTATGAGTTTATCAAACATTATTTAGGTTTTTTAGCTCGATTTCTAGCGTTCACCTTTGCTATTTCGAGATCGTTCTTTTGGTTCTCTCTAGCCACCTTCAGCTTTTCTCTTTCGATTTCCAGCTTCTGTAAACTTTGAGAGTTCTTAGACTGAATGTCTGCCATCTTCATTTCATATTCTCTGCCTGTACGTGACTGTTCAGCTGCAATCTTCTGAATTTCCAGAACATCAGGAGCTCCACTCTTGTCTATATCTGTAAGAGGACCCACCTTAGCTTCAGCATTTATCAGAGCTATTTCTTTTTTATTGATTCTATCAAGTTCATTCTGATAGTTCTCATTAGCCATATCTTGTTCCTTCTGGAACTGAGCCTGTTGCAATTGAGACTGAGCAATCTGAGCTTGTTGATCAAGTTGTTGCTGTTTCAACTGGAGCTCACTATTTTGTAGATCCATTTGTCTGTTTCTCAAGTCTTTAAACACTTTCTTCATTGCTCTCATAGACTTGGTACTGTAAAGTTCAATTACATCATACAATGTACCACCATTCTGGATGATAGCCTGAGAAAGACCTCTAAGCTCGTCAAACATTTGCTTATCTTCAGGACGATTTGTCAAGAATACTTTCAAATCTCTAAACTTGAGATCAGATCCATTTACAGAAACAAATGCTGATTCACCTTCACTGGTGATATAACTTAGTGTAGACTGAGGCTTCTTGGATTCTACATATAGGGCAGCATCAATGATTGCTTGATAGAGCTGACCCATAATATATTCGTGAGCTACAAATAATGGTTCTGTTTGAGAATAAGATTGTTGTACAGCTGTGTTTACACCTGTAGCAGATTCACTGGATGTAATAGATCCCATACGTTGTCTGCTCATTCCCACAAGTTCCCAACATTCGTTCTTGAGCTGTTGAGCCAGTGTGTAACGAGATTGTATTTCCTGTGTACGTGTAAGATCAATGTCTCTAAACTGATTGAATGAGCTTGGACTCTTTAGATTCTCAGGGCTGTCGTCAATAAATACAACACCACGATTACGAGCTTCCATTTCCCAGATGTCTAGTGCATCTTGTGCATCACCATCCTTGGGAACGGGAATGTGCCTGATGGATGTCAAGTACACCTTACCCACTTCCTTCTCAAGGAGCTTGTAAAGCTGGTTCATACAAACATTGTAGAGCACCTGGAAAGGCTTCATTAAGTCTACAAGACTCTTAGCCTCTGTGTTCTTCACCTCAAATGTTGTACCAATGATGGGACAATAGTTGAGAAGATTAAACGGTTTGATGTGGTAGATGTCTGGACCAATCTTTGTTCCTTGATACCACTGATTTATCCATCCCCATTCTAGAGACTGCTGTGTAGGAATGGTGTTAGATTTGTAATTCTCATCTACCAGGACAGACTGCTCATTTCCCAATTCATCCAGGTAAATGACCTTACCGATCTTCTTCTTACTAATCCAATAAGAACGGACAACAACATACTTGTATCCAAAAGAGGAAACATTTGATGTGAGTCCTAAGAAGTCTTTCAGCCCATCGTTGTTCTCCTTCATTTCTGATTCAATAATCATACGTGTCTGAAGAACAAGAGGATCATATGTGTCGTACATTACAGAATCAATACCAGGAATCGCATCAGGATTACCTAGATTGGATTCACGTACATTAATAAGTCCGTAGTCTTGAAGAGATGAACGCAGGTGATCTATCTCCTCTTTAGTGAGATCAGGAATGCTCTCAATGATCTCTGAAAGCTCCATAACTTGAACAGTACCAGCAGCATAAGCACCTTGAGCTCTCCCTGTAGGGTCGCTAATCCACTTTCTATCAGGCGTTGTGAGAAACCATGTATTCTTTGGGTTAGCCACCTCAATGTTAAATCCAAGCTTTGAATTATCTTCATATATGTGATAGAATTCTCTTCCTGATATAAGCATGTCACGAAATGCATCTTCTGATTTCTCCTTTAGATTGAACTCTGCCTTTTGACATGTCAATACATGGTTGGCCCATTTCTCAGCTACAGATGTATAACTGTCAAGCACATCTTTCACTTGCTCCATTGTCATTTGTTCTAGTTCCTCTGGATCAATCTCTTGACCAGTCATTGCGGCTTGCTGAACAATCTTTTGCTTGGCTTGACTAATTACGTATTGTTGTAGAATGTCTGTTTTAAATTGCAGCTCTTCAGCTTTGCTGTCATCATCAAACGCTTTCACCCTGAATGTATCAGGACGCTTTGTGATTTCACCAACCAGCTCATTCACTGGTGTAGTCATGATGGAATACATCTTCACATATGCAGGAAGCTGTAAGTCAGCTGTCATGATGTCTGTAAATGATTTCACCTGTGGTTCTTGATAGAAGTCTTCCATACGAAGAATACCTTTTATCAAGTCGTAGTTTTTGACAAATGTATCACGGTTCTTTACATACTCAGCATAAGACTTGTTTGCAAAGTAGTCCATCGTGTTCTTTATCCAACTCTCATCCTGCTTCTCTTTGTCAGTTTTAAACTGATCAGGGAATATGTTTAGATAGGCATATCTAATCGTAGCATCCTTGGTATATCTAATGATAGCCATTATGTAAAAAGTTTACTTTTTTTCCTTTTATTAAATAACCCACGAGATTCTGTGAACAACACATTCTTCTTATTGGGTTTGAATATCGCGCTCACTCTAGGATCACTGGATCCTCCCACCTTACCAAGCACAGGATCCATCTTAAGAGCCTGAGCAATAGCAAGTTCTGCAGCCACAATACGGTCAAAGTTACCTTGATCGTTGTATTGGATGATTTCTTCCAACAGCACAGGATCAAATATCTTTGATACACCTGTCACTTCTTTCACTATCTTTCCGTCATCATCCTTCTCAGAATACACCACTTCCTCCATATACTTCTTCAGACAGTTGTGTAGATAGTCTCTGATTTTCTCAGAAGAACGGTGTACACCATAGTCACGTTTCACTGTTGTTCCAGGCACCACTTCCTTCAACCAATCAGGTTGCTTCTCTAGGTAGTGTGCATCTCCTTTTGCTTTCATATATTCTATGAAAGATATGTCATCGTTCTCACAAAGTGTACGTGCATTGAAATACTTGATGAGAAGTCGTGCCTGTTCTTCCCAGGTGTCTTTCTTATCAGGTCTTGCACAATACGAAGCTACGAACATATCCTGATATTTCTCTCCTGTAATATCATGCATTCTTTTATAAATGTACACACTACCAAGAGATGTAGAATACGCAGCTTGTCCTTGTCTGTATGGGTCAACCCCTGCTACATAGAGTCCGTATGGAGGATTCTCGATAGGGAATTCGTATATAACAACAGGAGCATCTTTTAAGTCACTGTTCTTTAGAGGGAAGTTGGTTATTGGTTGTTTGTCCGTAAACTCGTGACAAATCTTTTCACCGTCATTAAACAGAATAACAGGAGTGCCCGTACGCCCCTGCATAAGCAACCTACTCTTTTGACGTTTGGCTGCTTCTATATCAAATATGTTTGTGTCCTCATTGAGGAAGATGTCATCCACTTCAATTGGATAGTACATCTTCTCTTTCAAATAAGCCACTCTGTCTCCAGCCTTCTTTAGTCTTTCTAAATTGTTTGTGGTGATTTCAAGAGCTTTGTCTTCATTGCTCACCAACATCTTAACATTATACAAGTCACTGTCAACAGGCTGTTCCAAAAACTCACCGAGCGTGCTTTCTTCTTTTGCCTCCATGCGATACTTATATGAGATAAATAACCCATGAACGCGCGTGTCATCTTTCTCATTGTTATAACTTAGGAAGTTAAAATTGTCTGCATCAAACATCAAGGATTTAGCATCCATGAATTTCTTCATATCACCACCTGTACCTGTAAGCAAAGGAGAACATCCCCAACCATAAGGTGTGGTGAAACCAGGCACAGCTGCCTGAAAACCTCTAAGGAAATTTCCCTTACCAATCTCATCAATAATTAGTTTACGTGGTTTTGTACCTGCAATAGCTTCCTCGTTATTACCTTCATCCAAGTTACGGATGAGGATTTGGGAGAACGGTATACGTTCCCCTCCACGAGTCTTGATACCTAGGGTGACTTGGTTTTTCCAATTATCCTCCACTCTCTGCCATCTCCATGCTTCAGGCAAAAAGTTGAGGCCCTTGTCCAGCTTATCTGTGATCAGCTTTATATCGGGGGCATTTAACCCAGCGATCACATTCTGGGAATTTTCGTCAAACGTTGCGCCCCACCCTATGTAAGAAGCCTCTAAAACAGACTTGGCAAAACGTCTAATTCCTAGGATGACCAAGCCCTTTTTTTCTTGTTGTGCCCTGTCGATTTCATTTGTCACTATCCATTCGTTATCACGCAACAGGGGATTGGCATATTTCTGATATATTCTTCCACGCTCATCAACAACATCCACCTCTGTATGCCACATGTTCAGATGCCAGTATAAAAATGGGTTGATGTATACACCGCCCATCATGCAACCATTGAGACAAAGCTCTTTGTGAAAGTCATAGAACTGTTTATACTCCTCTGACTCACGGTCAGGCAGACGCCCCTGGTTAATAAACCAGTCTTTGTAGTCTATGCTTTTAAGCTCGCCCATTATCGTCTGCTCTTAAGGAAGTCCTCAGCCATGGAGCTTAGTTCTCCATTGCCTCTGATTTCCACTTTAGCTTCTTCCTTCTCTCTTAGTTTCTCCACCACCTCTAGAAGAGCCAAGTAGTTCTTCATTGTTTCCTGTATAAACTTACCTTGTGCTTCGATTGATGCAATCACCATGGGAAGCATGCCTCCTTTGGCTGTAGGTTTCCACTCAATCCTATCTTTAAGTTCATGCAGGGGATTGGCATCAACATACGCCTTCCAGGAGGAAAGCTGTTGTTCTGCCCAATCAAGCTCAGCATTTACGTATGTAGTTTTTTTAATAGTCTTCGCCATCTTCTTCTTTTAATATGTTCTCCAGATTCATCCCCTCCTTTATAATCTGATCAATTTCACTCTCGTCTGTATGGGGCACGTCCATGTCTAGCTCAGCCTTGTATTTATCAAGAGCAAACAACAGCTCTCTGTCAGTGAGTCCCCACACATCTCCATATTCATCTAGCGCAGTGGCTAGGTGTCTACCCATATTGTAATTAGGGTAGCTTACATGTAATTGTTGTAAGAGTGCGAGCACTCTGTAATAATCATTGGGTCTTCCCATGTCTACAATTTAGGCAATAATCCCAGCTGAACTTGCAGACAGCTTGTTTAGTCCAGGCGTAATTACATCCTTTATAAGCTTAGCAATCTGTTCGTTGGCCAGTGTTTTTACATCTTCTGAAATGCCTGGTGTGGCAACAAGTGCCCCCAGCTTTTCAATTACTATCCATGCTTCCACTACAGGGTTCATATTAATTGGTTTAAATCTTCGTCTGTCATATCTTCGTCTTTCCTTTCATCCAGCTCCACATCTATTTCAAACTCATCCTCAGGATTGACATTCATATATTCTTCCTTTATGGCTATAGCAATGTTGTCTTGCACCTCGTTGGCTGTTCCCATGATGTCAACATAGTCAGCCCCCTTGTTCCAAGCGTCATGAAGAATGTCTATCAACACCTTCAACGGAATTTTCTTCAATATTACTTCGTTGTTTTCCATCGTTTTTCATTTGCTCTTCTTGTTCTTGTGTCACCACAGCTGTCCATTTCTTTAGAGGACATTCACATGAGAGACACTTGGTTTTAGCAGACAGGGTGCATCCACATTTTGTGCAATGCTCATCGAGACGTAGGGTTTTATATCCCCACCTGTTAGATGAATGATAGTCACATTGCTTACAAATGCTAAGCCTCGAAAGGCTCGTCTCCTTTATAATCGTCTTCAGCTCCTCTGAGGGAAACAGGTTGTTCTTCCATCCCTCGTAAATCTGTGATAGCATACATTCTTGGTTTTAAATCTCTTATGCAATCTTTAGCAATCTGTAATTTGAGCTCCAGCGACTTCCTTTTCTGTTCCGTCAGTGCATCGTCTTCCAACATCTTAGAGAACAGCGCCACCTGACTGTGATGTTTCTCCATCTGCCTGACAGCCTTCCCCTCATTGAAGAAGAATTTCCCAAACCCACTTATCTCCAAGCTCTTTACATTCTTCAGCGCCTCATTAGCTCCCTGAAACTGGTGGTTGACAACAGCCTCAATCGTCTTCTCACTGAGCAACATCTTAGGAGCCAGCTTTCTTATTATCCAATCCTTGACGGACAGACTCATTGGCTTATTGTCCGTGAACAAGTCTGATTTCAAGGGTGACATCATTTTCAAAGTTTAATACTATCCTAGGATTCACCTTCACCTTCGTCCCATCCTTCACTAATACGCCCATCTTCTTCAGCCTAGAAATAATGTTATTTATAGACGGATTGGTGGTGCCATACTTCTCACAAAAATCCTTCCTTATATTAGCATAAGAGATGTTACCTCTTATAGCTGCATAGGCTATAAGCTGTATTTCCCTCTGTGTAAGCTTCAAATCATTAATAGAAGAAAGGATGGTGTAATACCTCTCTGCTAACAGATAATCGTCCTTCTCTTCCTTCTTTAGTTTTTGTAATATCACTCTCATTATGTAGAATGGTACAAAGATACAATGTTATTCTAACATGTTCAAATACAATCTTTTAGCTTATTGCTATATTATGCTCTTTTTTCCATCTCCCAGACCATTCCATCCACCACTTACACCCATTTAACCACATTCTATCTATAGGACCAGACTTATTCTCTCACCCCACCCTCCACCCCAAAG